TATTTCCATAAGAATCATATATTTCTCTATTTTTAGGAATATCTAATGTTGCCATAACAATAAATGCCTTTTTAGCATCATCAAAAAACCAAGTCGTATTAGGTTTATCAGAATGATTAAATAAATCGGCATATGGTACCATCCCCAATTCATCCTTACCATATTTTTCATAACCAAAAATGCGAGAACAGACTAATATTCTAAATCTAATAAAAAGTTTAAAAAAGTCGGAATACTTAGAATATTGCAATGGTAATTTTCCATGTTGTTTCAAAAATTCATATATTGTTTTACAATCTTCATTAATATTTTCCATATGTTTTTTAAAATTATACGTTTCTTGACACATAATTGATGTTTCATTTAATAATTTAAGTTTTTTTTTATCATAAAAATAGATATATTCATCTAATTTTTGCGGCATTGTATCAAAATAAGGATGCCATTTTGATTTCGGATTTATACTTTCCAATAAGAGATGTGTTGCCATTAATGAATTTTTATTATTTACTTTTTTTTCAGAAAGTCTCATTTTTTTTGCAATTTTTGAATATTCTACTAAATATTTTTCTGGAATTTCTAAGATAATATCTCCTTTCTTAATATGTTTTTTAGAAATAATTCCACGAGACCCTTTATCTAACATGACTAAATGATCATGAGATAGATGTAACCAATCTCGGAGTTTATTAAATTTTTCCATATTATATTTTATAATAATAGATGATATTTTTTATAAAAAAAAATGATAAATATTTAATTAAAAAATGTTTTATTACATTATTTTTTTAAAAAGATAAACAACAAAAAAATGGGTGGTATATCCTCTTTCCCAAGAAATAATCCATATAAAATGGATAAACTTTTACAAGTTTTAATTTGTATTGGTAATAACGGATTTTTACAACAATGTATTCAGTTTAAGGTAGTTTCTAATTTTTTTAGTAAAAATCATGACTTAGAAAATATTCTTCATTATGATAAAAATTATGCCTCTGTTCAAAAATTATATAAATCAGTTGTAGATAAAAAGGTTATTCATCCATTAGAATCAATGACTCTATCGCTATACCATGGAATGATGACTAGAAATATTGATAACTCAAAAATAGGCTTTTCTTTAGAAAAAATAATTGCAAAACAAACACCTAATTGCGGTAATTTGATTTTTCATTTAATTAAAAATTCATCTTTGACGATGACTGATAAAATGAAAAATAGTATTCTCTTAATAGGATTAAAAGAAATGCGATTATCATTGTTATCATTAGCAATTGAAATGGGCGCAAATCCCAATATTAAATTTAGAGATACTACTATTATTGTCTATTTTTGGAAAAATAATTTTCCAAAAATAGTAGATGTATTAGTTCGTTTTAATGCTAATTTGATACCATTAATGACACATGCAATAAAAAGTAACAATTTTGAATTAGCATATCAATGTATAGAATGGGGTGTTAATTTAAATTCATTTACAGAAGAAGGATATTCATTATTACATTATGTTTATATATTTTCTCAAATAGGTACTGATATCAATTGGTTTGAAATGTTAATTTCTCATGGAATCGATATCGATATTGTATCACCTTTTTTTGAAAGCACTTTATTAGCTACAGTATCATCTAATGGTAAAATAGTATTGATTGAGTATTTATTAGAAAAAGAAGCTGATATAGAAAAATCAGATCCATTAAATTATGTAATATTGATGAAAAATAAAATGGAAAAAAAAGTATTTTTTGAAATTATCAAAATATTTATCAGAAAAGGTGCAAATGTAAAAAAAAAATATACAAATAATAAAACAGATTTGATGTATTTATGTGATAGTCCCGGAAACGAAGAATTAATTGATTTATTTTTAGAAAATGGTGCAAATATTAATGCAATTACTAATGATGGTTATTTTCCTTTATCTATTGCACTACAAACTAATAATTTTAATATATTTAAACAATTATTAAATAAACCAGGAATAAATTTAAATATACATAACAATCTTGGAATGAATATTTTAACAATTGCATGTGCATGTAAAAAGGAAAGTTTTGCAGTAGAATTACTTAGATTTGATGTTGATGTTAATAATAATTCTTTTAATGAAGGAAGTTCATTAATATTTGCAATCAAAAATTCTTTTAGCATAGATTTTGTAAAAACTCTTGTCCGAAAAGGAGTAGATGTTAATAAAAGATGTGTAGTAAATGGGATTTATGATATGACAGCTTTTGGATATTGTGTATTAATTCACAACAATAAAAATGAGAGCATCAGAAATAGAAATTTAGCTGGCACTATTGGTCAATTTCTATTAGACGAATGTAATGCAAACAAAATTAGACCATATGAATCAATTAGTTGGTTTCCAAAATAAAAAAAATGATTATTTTTATTGAATAAATTAAATACTAAAAATAACTTAAAAAAAAATAATGAATGAAACTCTTCACCCAGGATCCTATTTTTTAGGTGACGCATCACTAGTTTTAGAAGATAAAATATATAATGGTATTTATGGGGAACTTTACCATTATGAAAATGGATTATTTAATATAAATAATGCAAATTTTGCAATTCATAATGTTGCTACCCAATTTGATAGTGATTTACAAAAAGACAAATTTTTTGATACAAAAGGTCGCTCATATAATATAAAATCGGGGATGATTTCTCTAGTTTCATTAGAATTAATTGAAAATAAAAAATTATGCACTGCAAATGGCCATATTTTTGAATTTGATCATCCTGTAAATTTTATTTATAGTCACGGAACTTTTTACATTAAAAGTAATAAAAAAGTTATTATTATTAATACCATTTATGATTTTGAAAATTATGATTCTGATAATGATGAACATTGTTTAGATGAAGAGGGACATAAAATTGAACATTTTTTAGATGCATCTGACTCTGAATCAATTTATGAATTGAGTGATGATGAAAATGACAAATATGATGAAGAAGATGAAAAAGAAGAGATTCAAGATAATTCTTTATTAGAACGAAAAAAAACATTTTTTAATAAATAGAGTTTTGGTAAATCAATAAATAAGCCCAAAATGTTATTAAATTATTTTTTTCAGGATTTATAAAAACTCTATTTCCCAAATTTTTTTCGTCTTTATCTTTTTGATAATTTTGTCTGACAAAATAGGTGACATAAGGACTAATCATCATGTTATATCCATTAGTCCGAATTTTGTCCAAATATAAATAATCTTCAGCTCCATCTGCTACAAAACATAAATCATGTTCTTGAAAAATAGATGTTTTCATAATAAAACTGATGCCCACATCACATAATTCAAAATTGTTGCAGCCTATTTTTGGAACAATTCTATTTTCCAATTTCATACGGAATATTAATACATCAATATTTGGATATAATTCATACTCTTTATAAAAAGTTTCAATGTATTTCGGGCTCAGTGTATCATCATCGTCTAAAAAGGCAATCCATGCAGTTTTTACTAAAGCCATTCCATAATTGCGTACAAGACCTGCGCTATTAATTCCATTTCCTTTTTTCTCATCTAATTCAATAAATTTTATTCTTTTATCATTCAAAATTAATATATCTTTTAAATTATTTTTAATACCATCAAATACTACAATTGCATACCATTTATTTTTAGTTTGATTAATTAAAGAATAAATACTTTTGGAAAGTGTGTCACGTCCAATAGTTGGAATTATGAAAGTAATTAATTCATCCATATTATTTTCATTATATAATTTATATATATATTTTAATCTAATCATTAAAATTCTTGAAAATATTAGTATTTGAAATAAATCCTTTATTATTTAATAAATAACACATGACTCCTAATAGATTATTTTTCTTTTGATTAATAATATCTTTCATTCCATAAACATTAGCCTCTTGAATTCCAAGTAATTTATACCCTAAAAAAATAACATCAAAAACTAATGGTATAACAAACCATAAATCATAACCTAACTTTTTCAACTTAATTATAAAACTGCTAACATTAATTATTTCGTTGCAAATCTCTTTTTTTAAATTATGATTGGCCAATTTAACTTTGTCAAATTTTTTAAATAATTCTGTTATTAATTTTGGGTCATTATTTTTCTTAATTTTGGATTTTTCATATGAAAATTTAATTTTAAGTTGCTTTAATGGATCTTTAAAATAGAGTCCTATAATATTTAATGTTTCAAACATTCCATAAGCTAAACTATATAATCGCGATCCCCAAGGATTTTCGTCTCCTAAATATATTTTTGAAATTATTTGAGACAACATATTTTGATTATCTCTAAATGTCAAAATCACTTTTTCAATATTCTCTTTTTTTGTTTTATAAAAATTTATTGAAGGAGTCATATGATAAACACATGCTCTTTGGTCACTAAAAATGTAAAAACACTCTTTCAAAATTGAAATTAAATCACCATAATTAATTAATTTATAAAATAATATTAATAAGTCATCATCTTTTTTTAAATCAAGATCTTTAATGCTTTTTTTATAAAACTCAAAAAATTTACCTATTTCCGATTTTGAGATGGAATCATTTTGTTCATAATATTTTATGACAATATTTGCCTTTTTCATTGATTCTAAAATTTTTGTCTTATTTTCTTTTATCATAACTGTTATTTTGGATTTTATTTGAGGGCTATTGGCCAAGGCTAAATAATAAACAAAATATGAAACATAAATATTATTATTCAAAAGATTGTAATAAGCTTTAAATTCTTTCAAGTAATTATTACTACAAAAATTATATATTTTAAAATCATTAAATGTCTGATTCCTTTTTATCTTACTCATAAAAGTTCTCTTCTGTATTTAAGAGAGATATTTTTTTTTTCAATTCATTAATATTTAAAATTATTGGATAATCTAAATAATTAAAATCTTCACGTAAAATATAATTTACTTTATCTAATGTTTCCTGATCTTCATAATATTCAGTATAATGTAAATGATCCCTTACATTCATTTTTTTAGTTGTTTCATGAATAATATTTTTTACACCAATTAATCCCAAAATTTGTCTGAAATCTTCTTCAAGAGTCTCAAAATGGCCAATAAAATTAAAATTAATTTTACCACGCTCATTTATAATATTTCGCGCTTGCGGCATAAACATATGCATATATTCAACGTCATTACAAGTATTTCCTAAATTCAAAAAATTTTTAAATGGAATATTAAACCGATTAACATGATACCATGCCGAAACTATTTTATCATAGGGATTACGAATAAAACAAAATTTAAAATAGCTATCCCATTTTTCTTGATTCATTCCCATTTTTCGATTTAATTCAGGTGAAGTTTTATAATAAACTAAAACACCATGAACTCGGTTTTCGTAATTAATATATTTTTTTGATTTACTTTTACCACAAAATTTTTCATGATCTGGTCGTCTTAAATAATAATTTTTAAAACCATAATATTTATGAAGCATATAAGATAAATAGGTACCACCAGTTTTATGAACATGAATAAAAACCGTTTTTAAATCATGATTTATGCTACACATAATAATAATAATTAATTAATATTATGGAAAAAGAAATAATACGCATTAATTTTTTTTATTCCTCTAATGTTTTCATTAATTTTTTATATCTTTTTTTAAAAAGATTAATATCTTCATTTCTAAAAAAATCTAATATTATTGAATTAAATACTCTTTTAGACTCATCTAATACATTATTTTTATAATTTTTTTTAAATTTACCAAAA